GTTAACCACATACCCAAAAGTATGTAGTTCGTCAACGACGGACAGCACATAGTCTCTGGGGACGATCAAATCGTCACCAAAGACACGCACCTTCTTGGAGAAAAGCTTAACAAGCTGTCTCCGAGGAAGTGAAGTGCTGAGCTCTCGCTCAATACCCAAAAAGATCAAGGTCAAAAAGACCATGGCCTCAAAGGGAAAGCAGAGAGCTGAACCCATAGACGCGAACTTGGCCAGGCGTATTACGCCATGGCCAGGTACATCAGCCTTCCTGGAACGTGCTGATTGGACGGCCTCAAGCAAATGAGGATATCCATCAAGCATCGCCAGTACATGCTGATTCGAGACACGATCGGAAGCTTCACTCAGATCGAGTGTAGCTAGATCCCCGCTGAGGGATCCAAGACGAGCAAGGAACCGATTAGGTTCCTGGTCGTCAAATCCGACGACGCGAGAGAGGAAACTATCCTCTGAAATCGCGTCAAGAAGAGCACGCAGAATCGCCTGTTGCGCATATTGCATCGCAGCAGGTTCAACTGCAATGATTCTAGGTGTCTTGAGCGTCTTAGGAACTGTGATTACCCTGACGGGAATCTCAGCACCGGGCTCGAGGAGGTCAAGCTCCTGGTCTAGCTTTGGCCGTTGGCCAAGGCTGGAAACCAGAAACTCCTCAGCGGGTAATACCCGCTGAAGACGAGTGGTCCAGGTTCGCAGATTCCACTTAGCATTACTGCTAAGGCGATCTGCGACAGCGCCTGGACCATGCTTCGGTGTGAGCCTCGCCCAGTAGACATCTCTGTCTGCTTTAGCGAAGACCCCACCAAAAAGCAAATCGGACATTCGTTTAAAGTCCGCAAGAAATTGCGGATCAAGACGATCATCTGATTCCTTGACCTCCTTCTCACACTGGATGTAATCCAACATCGCTCGCCTTTCACGATCAGGTGTTACCACCTGAAGAGCCTTACCCTTGCGGGAAGACTCTGGAAGGGCGATCTTACTAAACATCAACGTTAGTTGACGAATAGAAAAGATTGCTTCGATGTCGGGTTCATCCAGAAGTGCGCCACTACAAGGATCGAACACACGTCCAAGGAAACCTTGCAAAAACGCAGGGAGACCATTACGACGCCCACATCCCGTTTTAAAGGATGGAGCGTCCGAAGGGACGACAAAACCTTGGTCAAGCCATTTTTGGATGGCTTTTCCAAAGTCTGCCAGGGTTATCGCCAAAAACGATAGCCCCTCGTGTTCAGTCCGACTCACGACAGTTTTTATGTCGCGAGTGGCGCTTGTGCAACATCGCACAGCCATTTCATTGGCTGTGCAGGACCAGAGTGACGTCAGGCTTTTCAGAGTCCCCTCCTTTCATAGAGGGTGTACTCATCCATAGCTCTGTCGTCAATGTCACCTACTCATCCAATGGAGGATCACCATTAGCTACCTTCATCAGGTTCTGAAGAGCCCGAAGAAAGTAGGTCATGTAGATCCTCTCCGCATCGGTCCTTTCGGGACCAGTGAGGATAGTAACATGGAGGATATCCTGCGGTCTTTCGACCGTTCCGGATGGCCCCCATGTACACATTACACGAGTAGATCTCACTCCTTTATTAACAGCCGGCATGAAGCAGGCCGCTAATAAGGGCTTCTCCTACCAAAGAGAGGCCGTTGATTGCAGCAACTAGAACAACGATCCACTTTTTAGTGAAATCGGCTCTAGGGTTGCAATCACGTTTGCGCCTACCGCCAAAATGGCGGCGGTCGCTGTGCGCACTCCGGGTATCAAACCGGGGTGACGCACCCTCCTGGTGACTCGAAGACACGATTCTTCCAATGCATGGGAGTCTTACGACTCCCCGCCCAGAAGCTTCGTGATCATCAAGTCCGAAGTGGCCGAGAACAGGGTCTTAAACCCCGTATACTCAGCCAACACCTCCGCATTCGAATAGCCGGCGGGCGGAAGGTCGAAAACGATGTAACATGACATCGAGACCTTCACGTTTTCCGCAG